ATGTTCAAAATAAAACTATGACCGATGCCAATGATGACGCTGATGCACAATTAGAAGAAAAAATAGAAGAAGATAATGAAACAAAGCTAAGCACAGTAGATGAACACATTGTTCAAATCTATGGCTTGCTCAATGATGTAATTAATGGCTGGGGCTCAATCAGGGTTAAGAACATTAATAGTGACATTGGAGGAATTGGAGGATAATAGGTCATGCAAAAATTTAATTCAATTGATTTATTTACTGGATATCTTAAGCAAAAGCTTCATGATTTTAATTTACCAAAAGTTAAAATTTATACGCAAGACCAACAAGATTATTTCAATAAATATGGCGTCGAACGCTATGATGTATTAGAAACAATTACTCCATATGTTGATGCTGAAAACAATAAAATTGTTTACCCAGAACGTATGAGATTTATTCCATATTTAAAAGATGGCTTACTCCAAGAATATATTGATGGCAAATGGATTCCAGTTGGTAAAAATAATACCGTTATTGGTTCACACTCACACAGATATTCTTATGGAGATAAAATCTTAAATTATACAAAAAACTTTAAAATTAAAAATAATATCTATGATACTTATACACATGAATATTTAGGAGACTACTTAAGATTTCATCGTGATTTCTTAGGCATTGATTTAATGCCATTATATAACTGTTTTAGTAACAATGCCTGCCCAAACTTAAAAATAAAATCTACTTATTTAGCAAGTGCAGAAGCCTATAATAAAGTTACACAACCAGACAAATTAAAAACATTAACTGACACTACAAGCTATATTGATTATTTTGTCTATGACACTAAACTGGAAAGCTTTGTTAAAGTTACTGATGCTAATCATGATAAACTAAATATCATTCCATACAATGAGTCTTGGCCACAATTCCAAACAATTCCATATACTTATTCACCAGAAAAATCTGGCGAGTTTGAATTTAATACAGCAGATAAAAACTATAAAATCTATATGATTCCAGTAAAGCTTTTTAAATGCTATACTATCGCTATTGACTCATCTCTTCCAATTGAAATGTGCTGTGGTATTTATGGAAAATATCAAGACCAAAGAGAAAAATTCTTGCAAATCCCGGGCCTAACTTATAAAAAAATTCCTTGCAGCCAATTTGCTAAGCCAATGCTTTATACCGGAATTTTAAATTTAAATCAATTTACCTTAGGTAATTCTGTTGTAGAACTTGCACAAAATGAATGTGACTTAAAGCTATTCTTAAAGGTCCCGCTTGAAAATGACTCTACTATTATTATGCTTGAAGGGGATTATTTAAATTGGAATGACTATCTATTTAAGAAAACTGAACCCGCTATTCTTGATATTTCAAAACACGGTGAAGGTGCTCCAACAACTCCACCAACAAGCAGCGATACTTTATATTTAGATACTGCTAAGAAAATTCTTTATCATGCTGATTTTGATAATGGCCAATGGGTACTTGATGGACCAATTTGGCAAAATGTTTCTTCAGAGCTTTTAACTAATGGCCTAATTATCGATAATAATTCATACCCAGATTTAGATGAAAAAGGCGAAGAAGGCAAAGAGCAATATTTTGAATATTATAGAATGAATACAAAACGTCGCATTAATATATTTACGGCCTATTTTAATACCCACATAAATAAATTATTTATTAATCAATTAGCAGATTATGTTAAATACTTAAATAATAGTGTTATTGATATTAATAGCCTTACAAATGAACGTGAGTTTGCATTAATTACTCAATTACAATTATTAAGATTAAATACTAAACAACAACATCCATTTGCGGATAGATTAGTAGAATATCTTTTAGAAAATACTATTACAAATAGACCAGATGAGATTGCTGATAATATTAAGCGTGCTCAAAAGATTTTAGAGCTTAACTTCTCATCAAATGGCTATATCATTAAATATCCAGGTCTTTGGGAATATAAATTAAATAAAATTATTTATGATTATATTAATAATCATAATAATACTTTTGATGTCAATCATGACATCCTTGGTTATGTAGATAAAGATATTGAGAAATATTATACTTACACAACAATTAATTCTAGAACTGGCCAAAAGACAGCTATTAGTATTTTAAATGCTGAATTAACTTCGGAGGAAAAGTAATATGGCAGTAGCAAGTAAATATATCTTACCAGAGAACTATATTTATATTTCTCACTTAGATGAAAAATTTCAATTCTGGCGTCTTCCAAGCTGTCCAGAAACAATCAATGACCAAATGAGTTCAACATTCGGTGAAACTAATGCATTAGGCCGCTCTGCTCCTGTTTATACTTACAGTAAATCTGGTCCTAGAACAGTTCAAATAGAGCTAAAACTTCACCGCGACATTATGGACGATGTTAACCTCGGAGTAAGCAATGCAACACTCCTTACAGGCGAAGATTATGTTGACAATCTTATTAGAGCATTACAATCAATCTCTGTTCCTAAATATAACCTATCAAACAAGGCCGTAGAGCCTCCTGTTGTCGCTTTGAGACTTAGTAATCAAGTTTTCATAAAAGGTGTCGTAAATGGTCCAATTGCACTTACTTATAAACTTCCGTTATTAGCTAATGGTAAATATGCTCAAGTAAGCTTAAGCATTACTGTAAGTGAAGTTGATCCATATGATGCTACAACTGTATTTAAGAATGGTTCTTTCAGGGGCGTTGTTAAGACTTTGAAAAAAGGCATGAACCTTGAAGATGATAAGGAGATATAATTAAATGGAAAAGTTAAAAAATAAAAAATATGGGTCATTTGATTATACAAGCCGTTATACCGGTGTGCCTTATTTTTATGACTCTTCAAAAGATAGAGACTGATTTGGTATTGGAGAACAATTCCGCTTTGACACCGCTTATGTATCACACAAAGTTGACCAAACAGACTCATTAGACTCATTAGCACTAACATATTACAATAACCCAACATACTGGTGGATTATTGCTTATTTCAATAAAATCACAGACCCTTTTATTGAATTATCCAAACACTTTAAAACTATAAAAATCCCAGCTATTTCTAGCATAGAATTTAAGAACGCGAGATAATCATGGCAGTACAAACAAAAGAAAGAAGAAGTTTATTATCAAGTCAAGCCAGAATACAGGCTCCTTGGATTAAAGTAACCATTGGCGAAGATGCTGATGGCTATACTTTTGGCGTTTTCTCAAAGGTCAAAAACCAAGCAATGTCAAATGGCTTCTATTCAGCGTATAATATAAGGTATCCAAACTTTGTTCAAAGACTTTCCATTATTAAAATTAATGGACAGGTTAATCAATATACCTTAACAATTAAATATCCTATTAGACCAACAGATGACCCAAACTTCTTTGAGAAAGTATTTTCTAAGGCAAGTAAAACTCGTAGAATTGTATTTAGTTATGGCGACTCTACAATGCCAACTTATGTCTACAAAGACGAAGTTGCTATTATTACTGGCGTAACTCAGCAATTTGATTTAGAAAACTCTGCTATTACTTATACCGTAAAAGCTGTTTCTGGCGCTGTTGTTGCAAAAACTGGCTCATTCTCATTCATGAATTCTGGAAGGAAAAAACCAAGTGATGAGATTAAAAGAATATTCAAAAACTCAAAGTATGGTTTAAGATCTTTATTTACCGGAATGAGTGATAAAAATCTCGATGACCTAATTGCAGGTGATGATAAGGCAGTTGAGCTTGATACAAAAACTAATATTTCACCACTTGATTATATTACTTATTTAGTAAGCTGTATGGTCCCAGCCGGCTCTCTAACTGGAAACATCAGCAGAGATATTTATATTTTAACAATTCATGATGATACAGTCTATGATAAGCTTTATAGTGATACTACAAGCGTAGGCGGTCCATATTTTAAGGTTACAAGAACATCCTATGCTGTTGAGCAAGCTGACGCTTATGAAGTAGATATTGGCTTTAATACTGCAACTATCGTATCAAGCTTCTCAATATCTAATGATGAAAACTATTCTATCTACTATGACTATAATACTGATTTAGTTCCAGTAGATTATACAAGACGCATTAATGCTAAAGGTGAATGAGAAGATATATTTGCTCCAATGTTTACCTCTGGAAATGACCAATGGAAAACCAGACAAGAGGATATTAACTGGTTTACTAAAGTTACTAAATATCCGATTTCTGCGACATTAAAGATACAAGGACTATTACGTCCAGCGCAATTAATGCAATATTTAAGACTAAATGTTATGTTCCCAGGAGGCAACAAGCATATTAGTTCTGGTCTATATATTATTACAAAACAAGTCGATGACATCAGTGAAAATGGTTATACGACTACATTATCATTAACAAGAATTTCTAGCTAATAAAAGGAGGCTATATGATTACAAAAGGTATAATCAAAGTAATAGATTATAATACTAATGTCTGTACAGTTCGTATTCCTCTTTTTGAGGGTGCTGGAAATCCAGATGAAATTACGGCTGAAGCTATTATTTCAACTACTCCAGGGGTAGCAAATTGCTATAAAGAACAAGACGTAGTTTTACTTTCATTTGAAGAAAATTCTTACAATAAACCGATTGTTTTAGGAAAATTATATCTTGGTGCTAATAATGAAGATGCTCGTGGTGCAATTAATTGTGAAAGCTTACAGGTCAAGGGAAGTGTCTCACTTCCATTAACAACAAAGCTTACTTTTGATGGCTTAAAAGATACATATGCTGGCGTTGATGGAGACTATACTTCTTATAAAACATTAGAAGATGTTGTTAATGCTTTACAAAAGCAATCAAACGATATTAGTGAACATGGTACAGCTCTTGGCCAAATGGTCACACAAAACAGAGATGCAAAAGTTACCGGCTTTGGCTGAGTACTTACTGATAAATCTTGAAAAATTCAATCTTTTGACGACTCTCATGTTGGTTTACCATTAATCGATATCATGACTGTTGATAATCGTGGTCTTACTGTTCGTGGAGAAATTAGAATTGAAGACTATCCAACAAGAATTGTAATTACTTATGCACAAAATGATTCAGAAACTACGCCACCAGATGTAGATAATGAAAGTCTTTGGTCCGAGACTATGCCTTCTTGGGATCACGATAAATATATTTGGCAACGTACTACTACTTATTACTATGAATATGATGAAGCCTCTGGCGATTTAATAGAAAAGAAAAAGCACAGTGTAGTTTGCTTATCGTCTGCTATTGATAGTGTTCAAGTAGAGAAAGTAGAAACTTATTATAAATTAACAGATACAGATGTTAAACCATCTCCAACAGACACAGGTTGGACAAATCAAGAACCTGTTTTTGATAGAACAACCCAATACTGCTGGATTAAAATAAGAACCTTCTTTGATGATGGTACTTTTGCTGACTCTGAAGTAACTAAAGATGAAGGATTAGCTCTTACCCAAGGCAAATCAACAAGCTATTATCAAAGTACTGACCCATTAACGCAATATCCAACAAAAGTCAAAGATGGCGACTGCTGGTTTGATACAGGTTATCATTTAATTCATGATGTTGACCCAACAGCACCAGCAAATTCAACATTTGCAAATGTCAGAGATTATATTGGCTATTATATTAAAGAAAGCAATAACTACACTAAAATAACTAGTTCTAATTTAAATAAAGTTACAGCAAATACTACAAAGGCTTATACTGGCCAAACATTAAAGCAATGTAAGACAGAAAATGGTACACGCAAATGGGTAGATATTGGTGGAGAATTAGTTACTAATAAAATCACTGCAAACTATGTTAATGCTTTAGATATTACAGCTAAAAAAATTAGCATTTATAATGGAAACACCCCAATATTTATTGCCAACTCTATTGATCCACCAGCCGGTAAAGCTTATCAGGTTAAAATTGGTGGTTTTGAAGTAAATGATAAAGATTTATTTTCTAATACAGTTGGAAATAATGGCTCTGTGCTAGTGTCTTCTGGGCACTCTCAAAACATTTCAACATTATTTAATGGTATCAAAACGTGGGCTTTTGTGGCTGGTGATGCTTTTGGTGTAACAACAGATGGTGACCTTTATGCCAATTCTGTTCATATTACTGGTAATGATGCCATCGAAACCCATGGTACAATGTATGGCTATAACTGAAGTGAAAAATGAGGACAATTTACATATACTCCAAAAAAGCTAGACTCCACAGTTAGAATGAGAGGAACTGGTATCTATTATGATAACCAAGAAACGGGTGGTTACTGGTCTTATAATTCAACAACACCAAAACCGCCAACCAAAGATGAAGATTATTCTGATGTTGTCTGAGATAGTGCACCTTATATTATTGAGCAGTTCCATATAAGTTCACGTGGTATTTATAGTGAAAATATTTTATATAGCTCCAATAATACCAGCGTTATTACATCAGGATTCCCGCTAGTAGTTGGTTATGCTACTACATTAAATAGATCAAGGTCTTATCGTGAGGGGTCTAGCCCACAGCACAGTTTTGGCTATACAATTACTTCTTGTGCAACTGACGCTGTTTCTGGCCTTAGTATTAGCCATGGCTCTGTTGATAGTGGTACTGGAAGTAGCCGAGTTATTGGCGTTAATTCTACTACCCAGCTGGTAGAAGCTACATTAAACTCCTATGACCCAAAAAGAAAAAGCGGTGTTGGAGGAGCTCGAATAGTTCTTAATTATTCTGGAACTGCCTCTGGCACTGATGAACAAGGATATTTAAATATTACTGGAGAAAATTCATCTTTAGCTATTTTAAATACTCCGGATAGTGATCCAGACTATGCAAATGGAGCAAACTATCAAATAGCAATTAAAGCAACAAATGGGGTTATTATTGGCTCTCGAGAAGATAGTTTTAATTTAAAAGTACAAGGAGTATTTGCTGGCTGTTATTTTACAGATTATACACAACAAAATCATAAGTATTATGCACAAGGCTGAACTGAAACAGACGTCTATGAACATATGGGCAGTAATGGTGGTGAAACTGGCCGTATGGGTTATGTTCACCAATTTGTTGGCACACAAGAAATTGAAGCATACGATAGCATAGTAATTCCACATACTTGAAGTTCTTTAAGTATTCCAGATAATGCTCGAATTATTGGAGTTGTTGCAACTATCGTAAGACCAATATGGCATGATGGCACAAGCTATGAATATGGAAAACCTAAATATAAAGGTACAACAAGCTATAGCAGAGAATATGTAACAAAGGATAATTATACAAAAAATACCTATTATTATTCATCTGATGGTGGAAAAACATTCAAAGTTGCTGATTTAGCAAGCTATGATGATTATCCACGTTACACATCATTCTACCGTAGTGCTTATTATAGCATAAGGCAACCAATAGTTCATATAAATCATAAGCATAGTACTGGCAACTGATATGATGCAGAAGTAGCTGAAATATTTAATCCAAACAGTGAAAAAATAGTTGTATCCTATGTAGTATACTTTGGTTCTAAGATTTATGACGATGATGACTAGAAATAATATTAATACTGTATAATATAAAGAAAGGAATTTAATAATATATGACAATTAGAGAAGCCCTTGTTGCAAGAGACCCATTAAAAAAATTAGCTACTGGACATTTTACAAACTTTAAAGTAGCTAGGGATATTGCAACATTAATTAAAGCAATTAATAATGAATTTGAATTTTTTGAATCTGAATCAAAAAAATTAATTGAAACTTATGCAGAATTTGATGAAAATAATAGTCCAAAAATTTTACCGGATGGTAGTATTCAGCTAAAAAGTAAAGAAGCTAAAGAATCTTTTGAAGCTGAATATAATAATTTATTAGACTTAGATATTTCTGATAAAGTTAACGTCCTTGCAATAGCTATAAGTGATTTTAAAGATGCAGATTTATTAACACCATTAGAAATTTCTGCTCTTAGCTGCATTATTGATTGGATTGACTAATTTAATTAAAACTTATTAAAACAAACCACTTGTTGGTTTGTTTTTATTTTAAATAGATTTATTAAAAATAAATATAATTAATTGCTAAATTATATGATTGCGAGGTTAAACTATGAGGTCATTAAAATTCCCAAAAATGTTTAATACAAATAGTTCAAACGTTTGGAAATCTTCTGAATATCTAGAAGCTACTAAACAAAATACAATTTTATTGCTTCACACAACCCGTGGTGAGCTTTTTGGTGATCCATATTTTGGGCTAATGATTAAACGTTATATGTTTGACCAAAATAATTATATCTTACGAGATGCAATTATTGACACTATTTATACTCAGTTAGCTATCTTTATTCCACAAGTACATGTTAAAAGAGAAGATATTAATATTGTTCAAGATAAGCAAAAAGGTAAGCTTTATTGTGAATTTTCTGGCATAAGCCAAGTAGATTATACTAATAATACATTTAACTTAGTATTATTTGAAGACAAAGACTAAGGAGAAGCATAAGCATGATTAATCAAAAAGAAATTACTGCTGTTGAATTATCACCAACAAAGAAAGACTTTTATCAAATCTGAAATGAAATCATTGATACTGCTGGCAAAATCTCTGAAAGATGGGACCCATCTAGCACAAATGAATCAGACCCAGGTATTGTTTTATTAAAAGTTTTAACCGCTGTTGCCGATAAAATTAACTATACTATTGATGCTAATACATTAGAAGCATTTATGCCAAGTGCCGCACAAGAAGAGTCTATGAGAAAGCTCTGTGAAATGCTTGGCTATGATATGAAATATTATCGTTCTGCTACAACAGATGTTAGAATTACATATAACAATTCAGGCAAAGATGCAATTAATGGCGTTATTGCTATTGATGCTTTTACTAATATTAAAGACGTTGATGGTCTCGTAAATTATGTTACCTTAAATACAGTTTATCTTAATGCAAATAATACTTCTAAAACAGTTGCTTGTATGGAAGGTGAATTGGTTGAATGTGAAACTGATGATAATAATATTGTTTCATTAATTCACTTAGATGACAATAATAGATATTACTTACCAGAAGTTCAAATTGCTGAAAATGGTATCTTTATTACAAATGTTGCTGATGCCCACGAAAGTGATAGATGGGAAAAAGTAGACAATTTAAATACTAGAAATATTGGAGAAAAAATCTTTAAAGTTGGCTTTGATTCTAAAGAAAATTTACCATATATTCAATTCCCAGAAGATATTAGCACAATCATCGAAGATGGTTTAAAAATTAGATACTTAAGAACAAATGGTGCTAATGGCAATGTTTCAGTAAATACTTTATGTAAAATGGAAGCACCTGCAAGTTGGTCTGCTGAAATTGACGGAAGCACTGCTGCCTCAGAGTCCCCAGACTATTATAATGTTGATAACTATACAGTTACAAATATTGCAGCAAGCACAAATGGTGGAAACCTTGAAACTATCAATGATGCTTATAATGGCTTTAAGAAAACTATTGGTACATTTGACACGCTAGTCACTTGCCGTGACTATATGAACAGAATTTATCAAATGACTGTTGATGATTCTTCTTCAACAAATTTAGTAAGTAATGTTGTAGTTAGTGATATCAGGGATGATATTAATAAAGCTATTACTTTATGCACATTTACTGAGCGTGGCATTGAATATAAAACAATGGCAAAACCTATTTATTTAGCAGATGCTATTGATAAAACTCCAGCACAATTCTCAGAATTATGCAAAAGCCTTAAAATGGCAAATTTAGGTGAGTTATATAGAATTTATGACCCAACTAAAGACTTACATCCAACACTTTATTACGCTAGATGTATCTATAATGGTAATGCCTTAGAATGCGTTACTCTTGATACAACTGCTTTAACACACTTTGATTTAGTTATTTATCCATTCAAAAATATTTATGGCTTAAATACAAAGCTAGAATATGTTAAATCATTTAAATATGATGATAGTAACTTACTTGAAATTCAAGATAATTTAGAAGAAAATAAAACACTTGCGCACAACTTTATTAAACCAAAT